TCATCATGCCGCCACCCATCTTGCCAACGGGCTTGCCCATGGCCATGCGCTTGTGCTGGTTCACAGCCCCGCCCTTTTTCATCATGACCGGGCCCGACTTTTTACTGGGCTCAGACGTCACGTGATTCTTCGCGCCGCTCATCACGGCCCCGCCGCCACGAGTGGCGCAACCCATACCTTTTCCAGCCATGATCAGGCTCCTTTCTTCATTGCACGGCCTTTGACGTCGGCCGTTTTACGTTTCACGGCACGGCCCATCTTGTCGGCCATGTCGGAATTCTTCATCATCGAGCCGTCAGGCATCTTGTGCATGCCTGCCATGCCGCCCTTGGCCATCTTGTTCTTGGCGGCGCGCATTCCGCGCACCGGTAGAGCTTTTTTGGTTGCCATTTCATCCTGCCTTTCGGATTTCATCCAACTTTGCCTCAATCCTGTTGAACCGCTGGTCCACATGACTGAGGAACTTATCGAACCGGTCGTCGACTTCCTTGCGCGTGACATGGTCCCGAGCGACCTCTTCGCGGGTCTTGTTCAAGAGAATGCCCAGCCGGCCGATCTCATCGAACTTCGCCTTCAACAAAAAGCCCATGATCCCGACAATCGCCGTCAAGACGACATTCCAAATCATCATCTCCACGGCTCAGCACCTCCACCGCTTCCGCGCCTGGCGCAAGCGGCTGTTGGGGTCCTTTGCTGCGTCAGGGAACTGCTTCATCTGCCCCTCCGAACGCGCGCAGTACGACGCGCGCCGCTTTGCATCCGCTGGCGACGGCTTCTTTTCTGTCACCGCTGTCTGCAGCTTGCTACCAGGGTTGGCCTTGCGATACGCAGCCACACCCTTTTTGGTCATGCCAGCACCTTGCTTGGTGGGTCGGAAGTTCCCCGACTTCACCGAAGTCTTGATGCCCATGCCCTTCTTGGTAGCCATTACGCAGGTGCTCCACCTTCGAAGAGCAGCGTGACACTCGTGATCTCAGCCGAGCTGAGGTCGATGTAGATGCCGCTCTCGAACAGAATCCCCATGTCGGGGATGATGAGGTCCTGCGAGCCAATGGCTGCGGGCGACGACAACGTCAACTTGGCCGTGCCACCACTGGTGCTCCCATCCTTGAGAGTGATCGTGGCAGAGGTGGCCGTGTGCGTGAAGTACACCCCCAGCAAACGAGTGCGGCCAGAGACCGCTGCCGCAGCGGCGGTCTTCCGTACCGACTGAATGTTGCTGAAGCTCATGGCGGCCTCCGATTAAACGAGGTCGCGGGCTTGCAGGTACATCACCGTGACAGTGGCTGCGCCGGCTGCGCCGTTACCGTTCTGAGCAGTGAAGTCGGCCAACACCTGAATGTCGGACGTGCCCACATCGGTGGCCACACTGTTGGTCAGCGTGCCGCGCGTGGTGCCAGCGGTCTTGACCGAGGTGGAAGGCACAAAGGCGGTAGCGGCAGACGAAGTGCCGACAGAGACCGTGGCCGTACCGGTGTCATCGTTGGCCGTGGTGACGTTCAGGATGACGTCAACAATCTGCGAGCCAGCGGGAATGGTGGCGACCACTTGATCAGCAGACGTTGCACCGATGATGTCAATGACCGCCGATTGGGCCATCAGCACAAAGCCGACGTTGGCGACGTTGGTACCGACAGTGGTGCCGGTGGTTTGGGAGATAGGGCCGGCCTTGAGCGGGCCCGAAAAGGTAGAAGCACCCATTTTGATCCTCACATGCGAGTGTGTTGGAGCGCATCTGTCTGCATGTCGTCAGCCGGGACTGTCAGATGCGCCGGTAACCCCGGAACTTGACCTGAATATAACCCAAGTCCGCAAAAAGAAAAAGGGGCCGAAGCCCCTTTTTCTCGGCCGGGAACCCCCAACCCTTCTTCAGCCGCCAGGCGAGCCGAAGATGCCCCGCGGATCGCTGAAGCCGAAGCTGTAGCGTTCGCGAGCCTTGTAGCGAACGTTGCCGGTGTCGAAGTCGCCTTCAAAGCCGGTTTTGATCGCGACACGGGTAAAGCCCTTCATGCCGTTAGGCGCGTCGGTCTTGATGAAGAACGCGTCGGGATCGGTCAGGAAGTGGTTCACGGTGTAGCCCTGCGGCACCATGCCCATGTTCCGGATGGCGTTGATGTCGTTGTCGGCCGTACCAACGCGAAGCGTGGACTTCAGGATACGGTCGGCAGTGAACATCAGCTCCTTCGGAATGATGAGCTTGAGGCCTTGGACAGCGATCTTCAGGCCACGTTCGTCGGTGAACGCTGCGATGTCGATCAGGGCCTGTTCCAGAGAGGTCTCGGACAGGTCAGCAGGGGTGGACAGCTCGTTGCGCAGGTCCGGACCGCCCAGGGTGGGGTGGTCAGTTGCACACAGAGGCTTGCCGTCGCCACCGATGGAGGTGGTGAAAGCGCCGTTCAGGACGGCGGCCGCCTTGATCTGCTTGGTCTGGGCCATCGAGCGAGCCAGGGCCTTGGTGTAGCGGGCCGACAGGCGGTCGTAGAGGTTGTCCTCCACGGCTTCCTCGGTCAGCGAGAACGCCAGGGCGATGGTCTCGTGGGTGTAACGAGCCGTGTAGACCTCTTGCGCCTGGTCGTAAGCGACGCCAGCGCCCTCAGTCTTCACAGGAGCCTCGCCGAAGCCGGATTCCATCACTTCTTCCTCGAACGCACGGTCCGAAGTTTCCATGGTGTAAATCTGCTCGTGCTCGTTTTCGTAGTTCTTGTACTCCAGGCCGAACAAAGCGTTCAGGCCAGGCTCAAGTTCCTTTACCAGTTGTGCGCGGGAAATTGCCATGATTAAGCTCCTTGGCCTGCAACACCGGCACTACCGTACAGGTGCTCGTTGATCTTCACTACCACCACGGCGTTGGTACCGAACTCGTTGCCAGGGACGTCCCACAGGCCAACGATTTTCAGGTTCAAAGCTGCAGCTTTTGCGATAGTGGACGAGTCGAGTTCCATGGAAGAAACACCAGTGGTGGTGCTGCCGCCAGTACCGACAACATCGGCGTTCATGCCGACCTGAGTCTGCGCAACAGACTCATCGACCTGGATGATGAACAACTGGCTGGGATCGTCAATCACGTCGGCAATGATCTTGCCAGCGGTGATGTTGACCGAGCCCGGATAGTAGTTCTTCCAGGTGGGTTTGCCCGAAGTCGGGTCAATGTAGTTGCAGCCGTTGAACACACCGATAGCGGCGGTGTGGGTCGCAGGTGCGAACTTGACCAGGTAACCGTCATAGACGGTGACTAGGTCGCCTTGGTAAATGGCCCCGGACTGGTTATCAGCAATTTCGTAGCCGTACTGTTTTTGAGAGCCAGTAGCGGACAGATTGCCGAGAGGACGCAGACCAAAGGGCTTATCGACGTTTGCCATTTGATGGTTCCTTCACAAAAAGTTTTGGTTAGCTGTCTCGTGAACCGCTGCCGAAGGACACCCGCGATTTGCGTGTGGGCCTCGTAATGACCATGCTCGAATGAGCGTTGGCCTTCATCAGTTCATTGTCAGCAGCCTGCAATTGGTCGTTCGCACGATCTCGGTAATGCGCGTTACGCTCTGCAACAGTCTCCTCAGGGATGCGTGCAAGCAAGAGACCTCCCACGCTGATCACGCCAGCATGTCGGCCGTCTTCAATCGTTGGCACATGGTATTCAGGGTACTCGTCGCCCCGGACCAGCTCGTAACCCTCACGGATTTTGCCGGCCACATTGGTACGATCTTCTACCCCACCTGCCTCTGCCCGAATCCAACGATGCTTGTACCCAGGGGGAGCTGGCGGTGCGTCAAGTCGAGACGGGGGAGCCCAGGGCTTACGTCGCGCACTCTTTGCGCGAGATTCGGCCTCGCGGGGGGTGCGGTTGAGGATAGGGATTTTGACGTCGCTCATGATCTCACTCCTTCACGTACTTGGCGTATTCCTCAAGTGGAACACCCAGCTTTTTGGCAATTGCAACTTGACTTGGCGTCAATTTGACAGTGCGGCGTGCATTTGATACCCCGGATGACCGGGAAGCAGGCGCCACAGCCTGCACGTTTCGCTGTGGCCTGTTTTGGTTGGGCGCAGCACTCTGTTGAAACTTCTGTGGAAAGGTTTCACGAATCCTGCGATCAAGCTCATGATAATACTCATCCGAGCTGGCGTCAAACCCCTCGACGGAAATCAGTTGCTTGTGGATGCCCCACGCAGCGTGGGTCATAGCCGTATCTCGGCCATACCAGGGGTTGCGCTCCGCCCAATCCTCCACCCTGGGGTCGACCTGGCGGGGGGCCTGCGCAGCCGGCTGCGCTGCCGCCGCCTGCTGCTGGGCCAAGAGCTGCTGCTGATAGGCCTCCCGCTGCGCGGACTGGGCTTGGATGGTGCTTTGCTCATTGGTCAACTGGGCCAGGCGCTGCATGGCCTCAGTCTCGGTGTCCACGTCTCCCTCTTCACGGGCTTTGCGGATGATTTGCTTGAGCGCCACGTTCTGCGTGTCAATGCGGCTTTGCGCCTCGGCGACGCGCTGGCCGTCCGTGTTCAGATACTGGTGCTCCAGTTGCTGGGCCCGGGCCTGCACGTTGCGCGCATAGTCCAAGGCCGCCTGCTCGCGCCGCTGCGTCTCGCGCAGGCGCGCGGTGAGCTTGTCGATGCGCTTTTTGACGTTCTCGCTGTAGTCGTCAACCTCGCTGCGATGTTCCGCGCCGCCAGAGGTGTCTACCGCTGGGTCCTGCGGCTGATCCAGCAGCTCCGCCTTCCCCTCTTCGTTAATCTCGACGGCAGCAGGCTGCTCGTCCTCTCCAATCTTAAATTGCAAGTCCATTTGATCCGCCATATTGCTCTCCTTTACATGTGCAGAATGTCTTCAGGGTCGTTGATCACTCCAAGCACCTCATCGTCGTTGATGAGGCGAATTTCCCCGCCGTCGATCGGGATGCGTGCCCCCGAGTAACGTCCGAAGATGATCCAGTCACCCTGCTTGCACCAAGGTCCCGTGGGGAACTTGGACTCGTCAGAGTAGGCAAGATCGCCCATCTTCAAGACGTAGCCGCAGACAGTGGCGAGTTGCGTCTTCTTCTGGGTCTCGTCGGGCAAGACGATGCCGCTCTTGGTCTTCTCCGCGCCACGGTAAGGCAAGATGGCAATACGCCATCCAGTGGGCTTGGGGATGGTGTCAATGACGGCTTCGCTGAGCTTCTCAGGGTCAAACCCCAGCTCCGTGTAGGCATCGTCCAAGGCGGGTGCCTTGGTTGCGGCCTGTTCGGCCCATTTGCGCTCAAGTGCGGTCATTTCGACCGGTGCAGTTTCGACTTCCATGGCTCTCCTTTCGGGTTAAAAATCCTCGTCTTGGTCCCCATTGACCTTTTTCAAAAGGCCTCTCACGGATTCTTCGACCAGGTTCAAACCTTCAAGGCGGCCCATCATGAAGCGATAACGCTCCATGTCGGAAATACCTCCACTGAGCACAATTTCGTGTGCCTGCTGACGGTGCTTTCTGATTTCTTTCAAGACTGCTTCTGCAAATTCAAGCATGGTCGTTTCCATGAAAAGCAGTCGGTTTTGCGCCCCGACTGAAGGCGTTGGTGAGGATCAGTATATCTTCACCGGACGGTTGCCGTCCTTTTTCTTCACAATCATCGACGGGCCTTGCACACCCTTGGCCTTCTTGATGACATCGCCGCCCTTGGCCATTTTGCGCGACTTGCCTGCTTTGTCGTAGGCAATTGCCGCGGCCTGTTTGACAGCGGCAGCCCTGCTCTTGGGCTTGCTGGTGCCGATCATCCCGTCTTTCTTGTAGTCGCGCACGATCTCGCCAATGTTGGAGCTGATCGTCTTCTGACTTGAACCCTTTTTAAGCGGCATTTCGTACTCCTTGAGGTGCCTGCTGAGCCTTGCCCATCTGCAACGCCAGCCGCTGCTGGTCCAGAGCGGTCTTCTGCTGCAGTCGTTGCTGATCCAGCGCCAGCCGCTGCTGGTCGATCTGGTTGTCTGCCTGGTCGTTCTGCGCACGCTGCTGCAATTCCTGCTGCTTGAGCGCGATCAGCGGGTCTTCGCCGCCACCGCCAGCAAGCTCGTCCTGCATCTCGCGAACTTCTTTCATGTACTGCGCAATCTTGAGCGCAACCATGCCTTCCTTCTGGATGACAGAGATCATGCGGTCTGGGTCGACGCCGTAGAGTTTGAAAAGCTCGGCCTCCACGTCCTCTTCGGCCTTCAGGCGCACGTGGTCAAGGATGTGGCGCTGCAGCATCATGGCTGACATCGGATTGGACTGCAGGATAGGCGACAGGCCCATCATCAGATGCGCTGCGATGTGCGCGTCGTGCTGCTGGCCGGCAAACGCCTTGAGCTGCATGCCGTTGAGCACGTCGCCGTTCTCTGAGGCCGGGTCGTTGGGCTTTTGCGTGTTCTGCGGCAGCAAAATGCCGTCGATGTCGCGTACGTTGAGCGCCGCGTAGACGCGATAGTAGGCCTCGTACATGTTGTGCATGTTCGGGGCGCTCTGTGCGAGCTGCAACTGCATCTGAGCAAGCTGAATGCGCTGCGCAGTGCTGAAGATGTTGGGGTCGGCCACCGGTAGCACCGACACCATGTCGTTGAAGTCGCTGCGCTTGACCTTGCGGCTCGCGCCAGGGACTTCGTAGGGGTACTCGTCGGGCAAGAAGGTGCCAAAGCCCTCAAACAGCAGCCTGAACTCCAACGTCTGCGCGTAATGCATGCGCTTGTGGATGCTGGACATGACCATGGAGCCGCGCTCCAGCAGCGCCAGGGTCGTTCCGACCTGTGCGTACTGGTTGCCGTCGCCAACTTGCATGTCCGCGGTGCTGGAGAGCCGTTTTCCGGCGTCCACGAGGAAGCCAAGCAGGCCAAAGAGCACCTGGCTGGGCTCCTTGTACGGCAGCGGCATGAGCGAGGCCGAAAGTTCCGCGCCGCCAGCGTCAATGTCGCGCCATTCGCCCGGCTGGATGGGCGTGGAGTCGTCCGCGATCCGCGCGCCCTTGGCTTTGAAGCCCGCCGGCAGGTTCGCGAGCGTGCCAGCGTCGATCAACTGGCGCAAGGCGCTCGTTGCGCCCTTAGAAAGGCCACCAACGAGATGCACAAAGCCCAATCCGTACGCGCCCGGGCCCTCCACGAGCACGTAGTGGACAAAATAGTTCTTGCGCTGCTTGTTTTTCGACTCTTCGCGCCAGTTTCGGCGCACTCCGACAACCCGCAACGTGTCTTCGGCCAGCGTGACAACGTACGGGAGCTTGATTCCGGTGGGCTCCCCGTTCTCGTCCTTGTCTTCAAAGCCTGGAATGTCCAAATCGACCATCATTTCCAGCAAAAAGACCTCGCCGATGTCATCCGTGGGCTGCACTCCGATCGCTTTGTCGACCGCTTCCTTGATTTGGCTGGGATCAGCGGGCGACGCAGCGGTGTCAACCCTGACATCGAGGTATTCGCCGGCCACAACCCGCTTGCGAAAGTCGTTGGAGTCCATCGCAATGCGGTGCGTGATCCGCGCGCACTGGCTCATGACGCTCGAACCGCTGTACGGGATGTACACGTCGTCAGCCAGGCACAGTTTTGACACCATCCGGCCCAGTTGGTAGTCGTAGTAGACCTTCTTGAAGGTCGATCCACCGTAGCCGGTGTAGAAAAGTAGCTGATCAAACTCCGGTGTGTACTCCTCCATCACCGTTGTGATCTGGTAATTCATGAAGTCCTGCACGCGGGTGGACTGCTGGTACTTCTCCACCGTCTCTTTGCCCACGATTTGGCTGCGAACAGGGCCGCCGGCGGGCAAAAGCTCCTTGAATGCCTGCGCCTGGAACTGCACGATGGCCTCGGTGAGCATCGGATGGGCCACGCCAGAGGCCCCGCGGAAGGGTTTTGTACGCTCTTCCATGCGCAAGCCCAGCAGATCAAGGCCCTTGGCGTACATCTGCTCCCAATCGGAGCGTGAGCCCTTGTCAGCCTCGAACAAAGCGCTCACGTCAAGGGCGATTCTGCCCAGGTCGTCGGGGTCAATGACCTCTGCCAGGTTGGCATAGAAGTCAACCTCGTCGTCTTCTTGCTCGCCAATCTCAACCGTGGCGCCTCCGTCCTCGTCGATGACCACCTCGATGTCCATCCCAGGCTCTGGCAGGCCTATTACGACGTCCAGAACAGGCGCCCGGTTAAGTGCTTTGTCGATTGGCATGTGTTTTCCTTATGGCCGAGCGGCGTCGAGCTGGTCACGGTAGGACTGTAGCAGCGGGGTGAGGTACGTGTCCGACTCCGCAATGCTGACAGGCTTGAGGTAGTTCTGCAAAAAGCTCAGCACTCCTTGGTCGTATTTCTCCGGGGCCGTGTTGCCTGTGGCCCGGCCGTTGCCCTTGATTTGCGTGACCACCGGACCCGTATTTTCCATGCGCACTTCAATTGTGTTGACGGGCCTATTCCTGTTGTCACGTAGAGTATATATTTGCCACTTGCCAGTGTTGAAACCGTTGCGCTTGTCGGATGTGTACCCCACGCCGCCCAGCTCATATCCTGCAACAGAGTGACCTACGTACGCCCCCTCAGGCACGGTGGCTTCGCGCTTTTCGATGCGCTTCCAAGCAAATCCATCAAGGCCTGAGCCCTCGCCAAACTGCAGTAAAGGAGCGCTCACACCGTTTGAGTACACCGTGTCGGCTACAGGCTTGTTCGCCCTAATGCGTTCGTGTATTTTTTCAAATTCTGAGGCCCGGTCCGCAAACTTGAGGCCCCCTCGCACCGCGTCTTCAAAACGAATATTGGCAAGTTCCCTGGGGGACAGGCCTGCCAAGAAAGTGTTGATGTTCTCGGCGTTAAACAGCGGCTTGAGCTCTCGGCTCATGTAACCGACGTCGTAAATTGGCTCGCCCTTTTCGATCGCTGCCCGCACGTTTTCACCCATGAAGTTCTTGCCAATATCTGACTCGGCCATGTTGTGTAGCTTGCGGCCTTTGCCAAACTCGTCGTTGGCCCACGTTGCTTTCTGCTCAGGCGTCATCTTCTCGTAAGCCAACAAATCCTCATAGGCCCTGTACAGGTCTTTGGTTGAATTAGGGCCGTCTCCAATAATGCGGGTGGGGTCTTTCACGGAGCGCGTGACTGCACCCACCCTTGCGTTAATCAGCTCAGGCCTCAGGCCCTGCATCAACATCCTGTCCGCCTCTGACTCCTCCGCGGCACTGGCTATGGCCCGCCCTTCGCGACTGAGTGAGGTGTAGTCTTTCTCAGAGGCAGCAGGATTGCGGGTAATCAGGCCTCCTTGAATTCCCGTTGCCATGTCGTAACGATCCGTAAAGTCTTCCACGGCCTGCGGGTACTTGGGGAAAAAGCGTTCTTGTCCTTGGTCGTTTACGCGCGTCTTACCTACTGAAAGCTGGTCAATCATGTACCCAGGGAAAAGCTTGTCCAAAGCCGATCCTTTGATCTGCTTCTTGGAAATAGCCGCGGCAATAGGATCATTTGGCGTTCCAAATTGACGCGTAAAAAAGTTGCGAGCTTTTACGTCCCAGAAGTTTTTAATCAGCTCTTCCTGTTCAACGTTTTGTCCCGCCACGCTACGCGCATTGTCTCTCCCCCGCCGCAGAATCTGATCTATCTCGCTGACGTCGGTATCGTGGCCCACAGGTCCCGTGAGCATGGTGCTGCCAATAGGCCGCACGGCGTACGACGCGCCAGGCACTGCAAGCTGGCGGTTGTACTGTTGGAAGTCCTGGGCCGCGCTTTGCGCTGCTTGGCCAACCCTTTGCGCACCACGGACCCCGCTGCGCACTGCCGCCGCTGGGTTGACCACGTTGGCCATGAGCTCGCCGGCCGTGTAAAAGCCCTTGGCCGTCGGGTCCTCAGGAGGCGCCTGCCGCACGCCCGCGCGCGTCATCTGCTGCTTGATCCAGTCGCTGCCCATGACGGGCTTGTCGACGTTGTAGCCAAAGGGGCGCAGCGCCATCGTGGCAATGTCCACCGGCGCGCCAGCGATGTCGTACGGCAGCTCCGACGCTCCCTTGGCCGCGGCCACGTACGCCGAGCCGGTGTTGAGCGCATCGCTGATGGGCCCGCGCTTGCGGCCCTTGCCCGACTTGGGCGTGACAAAGGCCGGGCGGCTGGCCGCCTCCAGCTCCGCGTCACTGACCTCGCCTTCCTTGGGGCTGCCCTCGGCGCGCTTGACAGCGCCCTTTGAGTTGCGCCGGGCAAGGTCCAAAAGAATCTGGAACTCGGTGGCCGCTGTCGCGTCCACATGCAGCGGGCCCTTGCTGGCAGTGGTGGGCCCTGCGTAGTTTCCTACGCCATGCGCCGCGATCTCATACGGCGCAGCCCGATAGTCCTTGTTCTTCTCGACCCACTTCGAATGATACTTACGGGCCAGCTCAGTGCGCTTGTCGCCCTCACGCATGCCGCCAGGGCCCACTAGCCTCTCGTAAGCGTCGGTAAACTGATTGCCTTTGCTGAAGAGCCCCGTCTGCTCACCAGCTTGCTGCTGCATCTGCCGGTCCGCTGCATGCGCCATCTCATGCGCCAGCGTTGACGGCCCAATCGTCGCCCCGCGATTCGAGCCAACGAGGTCCTTGTTGATCTTGATAACGCCTCTACCGATGGGCAATTTGATCGTGCTGAACATCGCGTCAGCGCCCAGCAACTGCTGCGCCCTTATGTCAGGGACCGCGCCCCGCGACTGCAAGTACTCCAGCATGGCGCGGTAGTCTGCGCCCTCCTCGGCCCGACTCCTGATGTCCTTCAAGAAGTCCTCATCAGACTTTTTTGCCTCACCGCCCTTTTCAAACCGGCGCACGCCCAGCGTCTCCGAGGTCAAGGTGGGCTGCTCCAATGTGGGCGCGCCCAGCGTCGAGCGCATCAGCCCACGCGACTCGTTCTCCGTCGCCCGCAGCTTGAGCTTGTACTGCCTGGCCAAAGCCTGCAACTGCTCCTTGGCAGACTTGCCGCCCTTGCCCTTGCTCTTGGGCTCCTTGATCGCAAAGTCCTGGCCCGTGGCCAGCGGCCCGGCAGCCAACTCCAT